TGCAAGCATAGACTCAGTCTCAAACATAAGATTTTGTTTTGCTTCATCAGTAAGACTATCACTTACGATAATCGCTGTATTTTGATCAACTCTCTTTTTAAGAGTATCAGCTGATACTTTCTGGAAAGGTTTTTCATTTAATATTCTTTTCATTTTACTCCTTGTCAATTTAAAAATATAAGACTATTGTAACCAATTTTTATATATTTGTAAACCCTTTTTGGAATATTCTATTGCATGAATTCTGGTATTGGTCTTTTGGTATATTTAGCAAAATGACTTTTTGCAAATTTATAATACTTTCTATATGCCTTTATTGTAGTGCCTTCTTTATAAATATCTGGCATGCATTTAGGTGGAGGAGTAAAACCTGTTTCTGGAAAAGATAGTGGAAGAACTGAAAGTTTTTCTCGTAGCTTTAGATCGGTTGCATGCCTTTTTCCATATCTAAAGGTGTATTCATCGCAAAGCGAACAGAAATGTTTATATAACCACAAGTATTGCTCCTTTGTATTTCTGGCCCATATTGTACTTGGATGGTTTTTATGTACTATTTTATAAAGACTATTTACATCATGTATTGTTGTATTTATATGATGAGCAGTGCATAGCATCTGTGCTGATTCTAGTATCATTTTTACAACGTGTTTATCACACATTAGTTCGGCTGATTTCTGATAATCTTTACTAAGATAAAAAATATTCATTTTATTCTCCTTCAATATAAAGAACTATAATAATACAACAAAACCTTTTTTGGAATAATTATTAATTATTTTTATAAAATGCTTGGTTTTAAAGACTTTTTGGAATATTATTCTGATAATCTATAAGAATATATGAACAGTAAAACAGCAAAAAGTAAAACTAAGAAAGTAACTGATGCTCTAAAAGGTAAATTAAGAAATGACTTTGTACAAGGTGTAACAATAGATAATGCCCTTGTATATCCAACGCTTGATCAATTAGCTAAAAAATATAAAGTAGCAAAATCAACACTCTATAGAATTGCAAGAAATGATAGTTGGAAAATACAGAAAGAACAGCATATTCAAGAATTACAAGATCAATTAGATAAGCAAAGGTCAAAAGAATTAGTTTCAAAATCAAAATCTTTTGATGATAAAAGCATAAATCTTGCTAATGCTCTTTATGCGACTATTGGTCAAATGATACAAAGTAACCAGTTAGAAATACAAGCAGGTGAGAAAGGTTATTCACCTACACAATTAAGTGCTTTATCACAGTCAGCAATTACTGCTCAACGATTAGCAAAACTCGCTTTAGGAGAAGCAACTCACAATATTGATGCAACCATTAACGAAAACAACGAAGCATTCAGAAGAGCTATGGAACTGCTTGACGCAGTTGAAGAAGGCAGAAGCAGAGACATTCAGCCTACGCACTGAATGGCTTAGAATTGCAAGAGATAAACAACTACAACCTAAAATACCACATTATATCTGGCTTATTTTAGCAGGACGTGGATGGGGCAAAACTAGAACAGGTGCACAGGATATAGCTTTATATGCACTAAGAAACAAAAATGTAAATTGCGCTGTTGTTGCACCAACTGCAGGAGATTTAAGAAGAGTATGTTTTGGTGGCCAATCTGGTCTTTTATCTATAATTCCAAAAGACTGCTATCTAAATTCTAAAAGCCAGAAGGGATATTCAAGTTCAGTTTCAGAAATAAGATTATTTAATGGAAGTAAGATAACTGGATATGCAGCACAAGAACCAGATAGACTACGTGGACCACAATTCCATAGAGCATGGTGTGATGAACTTGCGGCTTGGAGATATCCAGAAGCTTTTGATCAGCTTATGTTTGGACTGAGACTTGGAGAAAATCCACAATGTGTAATTACTACTACACCTAAACCAACAAAAATAATTAAAGAACTTATAGAAAGAGATGACGTTCAAGTAACATCAGGATCAACTTTTGAGAATGAAGAAAACCTAGCAGAAAGTGCACTTACAATGCTTAGAGATAAATATGAAGGCACTACACTAGGCAGACAAGAACTTTATGCAGAAGTCATAGAAACAATAGATGGTGCTTTATGGAATCAAGAAATGATTGAAAGAACTCGTATTAGTAAAGAGACTGATAAAGAACTTAGTAAAATAATTGTAGCTATTGACCCTGCTGTAACATCTAATAAAAATTCAGATGAAACAGGAATAATTGTAGTAGGAAAAGATTACAGTAATAATTTTTATGTGCTTGAAGATTGCTCTGGAAGACATAGTGCTGAAAAATGGGGTACAATTGCTGTAAACTTATATCATGATTGGGATGCCAATTATATAGTTGCAGAAACAAATAATGGTGGAGACCTTGTGGAACGACTTATAAGGAATATTGACACACGAGTTCCCTTTAGAAGTGTAAGGGCAACACGTGGTAAAATTCTTAGAGCAGAACCAATCTCAAGTTTGTATGAACAAAATAGGGTTAAACATTTAGGTGTTTTTCCAGAGTTAGAACAGCAAATGTGCAGTTATACAGGCGAAACTAACACTTCACCTGACAGACTAGATGCTTTAGTATGGGGTTTAACAGAACTAAGCAAGTCAACAGGCAGAGCTGAATGGAGAATTAGCTAATGGCAGATAACAGAAACATTTTTCAAAGAATTTTTAACATAGGCGCAGAAAGTAAACAATCTAATATGATGGGTTATTTCGGTGTTGGAACTTCAGAACAAAAAAGCTATAAATATCAAGACCTTGCAAAAGAAGGTTATCTAAAAAATGCAATTGTATATAGATGTGTAAATGAGATAAGTAAGGGCGCATCTGCAGTTCCTTTTATTCTTAAAGATGGCGAACAAATATTAGAACAACACCCATTAATTGAATTACTTAATAGACCAAACCCACTACAAAGCTATTCAGAATTTTTTAATAGCTTGTATGGATATTTATTGCTAAGTGGTAATGCTTATATTCTAAAAGTAGGAAGTGATATGGGAACACCACAGGAATTACACCAACTTAGACCAGATAGAATAGAAATTAAAGGTGGTTCTTCTGCTATCCCAGAAAAATATAAATATACAATTAATGGCAAAGTGAAAGCTGAATATTTAGTAGATCAAGAGAATGGATTTAGTGAACTAAAACATGTAAAACTTTGGAACCCATTAGATGATTTCTATGGTTGTTCGCCTTTATCTGCTGCAGCAGTTGAGGTGGATCAATTTAATATGTCAAATAAGCATAATGTAAATCTCCTCGGTAATGGGGCAAGACCAAGTGGAGCAGTAATATTCAAACCTAAAGATGATGCAGGATATGACGTCAATCTAACCGAATCCCAAAGACAGCAACTTTTAACAGATTTAAATAATAGATTTCAAGGAACAAATAATGCAGGACGTCCTTTACTGCTAGAGGGAGATTTTGACTGGCGTGAAATGGGACTAAGCCCTAAAGACCTTGACTTTGCTAGATTAAAACACATGAGTGCTACTGATATAGCTATGTGTTTCGGCGTTCCTTCTCAGCTTGTAGGTGTTCCTGATGCGCAGACTTACGCCAATGTAGCAGAAGCAAGACTTGCCCTTTACGAAGAGACAATCATTCCGCACCTAAGAAAGATTGCTAGTGATCTGAATGAATGGCTTGTACCTATGTTTGGAGAAAACCTAAAGCTTGAGTTTGATATTGATTCAATTCCTGCACTTTCAGAAAGACGTAAAAAGATTTATGAAAATGTGACAAGTGCAGTAAGAGAAGGAATAATGACAAGGAACGAGGCAAGACAGATTGTAGGTCTTGAGCCCATAGATGGCGCTGATGGTCTTTATATTTCAGCTACATTATTTCCTCTTAACGAAGAAGCTGTTCCAACACCAGAAGTTACAGATAATGAAGAAGATGCAAAAGAATACGAGGATTTTTTAGAGGAAGATTTTAAAAATGATGAATTAACTAATTTTCCAAAAGCAGGAGATAATAAAAAAATATCACTAAGGAACAGTAATTATCCACAGTTTGATTATAGTTTTGCAAGTGCAATGAAAGACGAAGGACCAAAAAAGATATGGAGAGCAGGTGGCAATATAAGAGGGAATGAAGCATTTATGTTGTGGAGTAGAGCAAGACAAGGTTCTGAAACACCTGCTGTTTTAAGTTGGATAAAAGAAAGAGAAGCTTGGGCTGCAAGACATTTTAGAGATGGCCAAGCATTTAGAG